TATGACTCCCAGCCAACTTCAGACGCGATCTCAACAGGACCGTAGTCAAAGCTCTGGACGCCAAACGTACCGCTGTCACGGTCCACTTGACGGGCAATGGGAGGAGCGATCTCAGGACAGGTTGTGTACCCACCGAGATCGGTGTATCGGTAACTGCACGAGGCAGTCGGAGCAATGGCAAAGGCACGCTCCATTTTGTTGAACTTGGCAACCTCAGCAGCTTGACGAATACCTGAGCTGATCTCATGAGCCAGTACCGCAGCAGGAGTTCGCTCATGAGGACGGTTGTTGTTGATGTTCTCCAACGCCTCACCAAACTCTTTGTAGCTCACCCCTTGCTGTCGGAGCAAGTTGGCAAGCCCAAGAAGTCCAAGACCCACTTGACGATCTGTTGACGGAGGGAGATATTCTCCACTGCTATCGACATTTGTCTTACCATGGAGTTCACACAGCTCGGACATTCCGTTGACAAATGCACGTTGTATGTCTCCGACTTCACATGCGCCAAGGTTGACATGTTGAAGCAGACATGTGCCCCGTGAGGGCAGATATACCTCAAGGCAGACGTTCCCCCGGATTCGATTTCCATTTCGATCTACCTTTGTTTTGTTGAGCCAGATGTCTCCCTTGCGGATGCCATCCAGCAATGCAGTCTTCACTTCACTCGTGGTTTGTTCCCACCAGTGGTCGTTAATGTTGACGCAACGCTTAACCCAAGGCAGCTCAGAACGAGAAGCAGTAATGAACTCAAGCACATCAGGATGGTTGAGATCAAGGTGACATACAACAGCTCCATTCTTGTATACTCCTCCGCGCCTCAGGATTTCATTGAGGGTTGAGTAGATCTTGGCAAAGGACACAGGACCAGATGCCACAAGACCTTTGCCGTTCTCAGCACCTTTGGGACGGAGCTTAGAGAGGTGTACGGCTACACCCGCACCGTACCTCAATGCGTGACTCACAAAGCGCCACGAGGCTTCAATACCGTTCTCCCCTTCCATTGTGTCTTCCACCACGAACACGGTGCAAGAAACGGGGAGACGGCTGGTGGGATCATCAATCCAGGACTGCACACGCCCAGTACGGGCGATCAGTTCTTTGGTGGTTGCAGACATTATTAAACGAGATCAGTAAGAGTAGGAGGTTGATAGTTCGGTCCTTTCAGAACCTTGCCGTCTTCACGGCGGATTGGTTGTCCATCTTCCCCGAGCTTCGACATGTTGCTCAGGTGGACACGGTTGAGAGCTTCATCGAGATCCCAACTCAAGTTTTCTGCATACTGGTAGCAGACATATACAAGATCAGCGAGTTCCTTCAGACAGTCAGCTGCATTCACCCGCAGACCCATGATCAGCTGATTCTCTGCATCAAGAAATTCTTTGAACTCCTCAACGATCAAAGTCCGCTGCATAGTCCGTGAAGCTGGCGTCGTACTGTTCCTCACTTGGAAACCAGCTCTGAACTCCTTTGCTTGCTGACTGATAAAGGATTTCGTTTTCGAGTTCATTCTGTAGATAGTGGATTGCTTTAGTTAGATCTTGCGTCTTGCTGTCTTTATGTCCAGCACGACATATGTATTTGATGGCGTTACCCAGATGGAAGTTCAGGTCTTGGTCTCGGATGAAGTCCCAAACTTGAATGCTTCCCCGTCTGTAGTACGACGGTCCTGTGGTATTTGAGTCGGCCATTTCTTAACTAGGTTGGATAGTGAATTGCTAAGGACAAAGTTCTGATGCTGCAGAGCAAGAAATACTGTGATCACATCTTCTAGTTTTGTTTCTGGATCACGCAGTGCGTTTTCAATTCGCTTCAGCTTGAACTGTTGCTCCATCGTCATTTCGACTATCGGAGCTGGGAGACCAAAGTCTTGGTTCTTGATTGGTGAAATCATAATCTTCCACTTGAAGGATCTTTGCGAGGCGTGCATTCTTTAGTGCATCTTCCTCAGTGAGACCCTTCTCAAGAAAAGTCTCCAATACGGTCTTCCAGGTTGCACCCTTTTCCGTCAGGATTGCGTCTGCTCTCTTGACTCCGATGGTTGGTACACCGGCATAACCATCTGTCTGGTCACCCGCCATTGTTTGGATCAGGTGCCAGCGATCACCTTCTTCCTTGGTGATTGTCACTACACCTTCGGATAGATCGTAGAGATCGCCTGGAATCTGGCGCATGTCCTTATCCGGACTGCAGATGATGTGACCCTGTTCTTTGGTTGCGTAGATACCGATAGCATCATCCGCTTCCAATTTGGGCATCACAACAACGTGGTAGTCTTCCTTGAGTTTGTTGATGACCCTTTTGTAGCCGCACGGCTTCTTTCGGTTTCGATGTCCTTTATAGTCTGAATCAATAGACTTACGGAAGTTGATAGAATCAGAAAAGAACAGAACAGAATCATCAAAGCATCCGAGATCGGAGGCAATGGTGCTGAGTTCTCGTTCAACGTATTCGTAAGCTTCGCTGAACTTGGAGGTGACGACGATGAGATCGTCCCCAAAGTCGATTTCGGTTTCAGTGGCAGCACAGCATTTATAGACAATGAAATCAGCATCAATGAGAAGGCTCATTTCCCTTGTCCTCTGCTTAGCTTTCTACCTTTCTTCGGTAGAGAGCGTGTGCCGTTGCCTTGATGAGTGTGTTTGAACTTGGCCCGTGATTGAAATTCAACCCGACCGAGTGATGTTTTAGATTTGGTGGCCATAGTTAATGTACTTCGCTCCAATCCATGCCTGATTTCGCATCAGCAGCGATTGGAACTCTTAGGTCGTAATACTCTCCTGCATGAGCTGCAGCCCAAAGGAGTGCAAACTTAAGGTCTTCAACACTCGATGGTGTTGTTTCAAACTGCAGCTCGTCATGAACGAATGCCAGTTGGTGAGCCTCAATCTCGGCTCTGATAATTGCTTCATGGGTCAGAACCATCCACCGTTTGGCGATGACACCAGCTCCACTCTGCAGTAAATAGTTCAGAGCCTTATGCCCCGAGTCAACGCTGATATGCCTACCGTCGATGCTCCTGATATAACCTCGTTCAGCACCTTTCTTGGTAGCTTCCACAAGCTTCTGAAGGCCAGGGATAGCATCCATATAAGCTTGCCGAATTTCTTTGCCCTTTTGTTTTGCCTTGTCCGGGGAAAGGCTTTGGTCATAACTTAGTCCTATCTTCTGATCGCCTGCCCCATACAAAAACGCATAGGTTACAGTCTTGACTAGCCGTCTCGATATACCTATCTTGTCCGCGTTCTCCTGATGAATGTCGCCGTTGAGAAGAATGTCTCCGTAGCGGCCTCCATCATATCGAGCCAAGTAGTGTGCAAGCATCCGTAATTCAATGCCTGCGAGATCAGCACCAACCATGACATAGCCAGGACTAGCTCGAAATAACTTTCTAAATTCAGATTCATGTGGAACCTGGCCTAAGTTGGGTTTACGGTGTGCACATCTATGTGTGCTTGTAGCCACTGAACAGTGGTGATGTATTCGGTTGTTTCTGACCAGCTTTAACCAAGCATTGATGCCTTCCGACAACATGCCAAGCTGCTTGGTCAGTTCAAGACACCGGAAGAATTGAAGCGAGATCTCCGTGTTGATCTCTTTCAGTACCACTTCATCAATCGTGGCCTTCCCTTTGTCTGTGAATTGTGTCGGTGTCCATCCGTAGTGAGTCTGCATCACCCATGCAATGTGATCTCTACTGGTTGGATTCAACTCCTTCAGTCGAGTGAAAGTAGCATCTGTGACATAGCCTTGGGTTTTGTTAGGTCGTCTAGGAGTAAACTCCGAGCCCGCAATGAGAGGATGCCGGTTTCGTAGTACTTGACTAAGACCCTCAAGCTCTCTTCTGAGAGTTGATTCAAGTTCCCATGCAGCAGGCTCATCAAAGTACCATCCATGAAGTTCTTGTGTTGTTAGTATCTGAGCAGCCCTGTGCTCTAACTTCACCCAGTCAGGTATTTGTGGAAGTGTTTCCAAAGCTTTCTGGTAACGTTGACGTCTTGTAGCATGTAATCCTGCATATCCTGTGACCAATCCTTCCAGTCAGTCGTCTTACCAAAGCATCCTTTGTATTCACCTAATCGGTAGCCGTATGCTTCCAGTGAATGGCGTCCATAAAGCTGAAGTGGCATTTGATTCCACTTTCGCTTCTGATCTGTCTTGAGGATGTCTGCGTGATAGAGACGACTGAGGAGGAGTGTGTCTACAACCTCCCCTCTTGGTTCAAACCAAGGGAAGAGTTTCTTAATGACTGGTAGGTCGTAGCCAATGATGTTGTGACCGATAATCCGATCAGCATCCTCAAGCCTTTGTATTGCTTTCGTAATTGGTTCTTTATCGCCTTGGTCGTTGTATGCCAAGGTCTGATCAGCTTCCTGATCGTAGATACCAACGCAGTGGATGCAGGTAACATCATTGTAAAGTCCGTCAGTTTCAATATCAAAGATAAGCATCATTCCAATGCCTGATTACCCCAGCTACAATGAACACGTTTGTAATGGCAATCATCCATTCAAGAAGATTTAGTCGTTGTAGTAGTGTTCTGCCAGACATAGGTCTTATCAATAAACTGTGCTTTCGCTACAGCTTCCGGTGATGCAGGAGTGGGTCGCTTCAACTCAGAAGTCAGTTGTTGCGTCGAACTCGTCTTCTGCTTCTGTTTCATAGAACTTACAGGTGGATAGGTCGTAGCTCAGTCGGCACGCGATGCCAACCTCGCCTGAATAGCGATTCTTAAGGACTCGCACAGTCGTATCACTTCCTCCAGATGCGCTCTGCTGGTTTCTTTCGAGTGCAATAACTCCGTCAGAGAGTTGTGCAATGGCCGCAGATCCTCGCAACTGTCCCAAAGTGACGCGGGCACCCTCTTCATGGTTCTGGTCACTTGATGTACGTCGTAGATGTGAGACGAGAAATAATGCGATGCCTGTCCTCTCTACCAATGAACGCAGACGTGTCATTGTCTGATCAATCATCTTGCGCTCATCACCATCAAGACCACTCAGTAGAATGGATAGGTGATCTAGAAAGACGACCCTTGTATCAAGACCTGCTGCCAGGTACTCAATTCGGTTGTAGATGATATCAGGATCAAAAGAACCAAAGCCATCGAAAAGAAAGAGATTCCAGTTAGCAAGAGTTGCTTGATACGCTTCGGTGAGGGTAGATCGGTCATGTTCGCCAAGGTGGAGTGATTTACCGACAGCAGCGGACATCAGTCCGAGAGCTGTACGACGGTTGGATTCTTCAAGTGCCAAGTAACCGACCCGTTCTCCTCCACTAAGAAGGTGAGTTGCAAGTTCACGGCAGAAGGAAGACTTTCCGATCCCAGATCCAGCAGTGATCGTGACAAGTTCTCCATACCTGATCCCGTGAAGCTTTTGTTGAAGACCTTCAAATGGGTAGTCATGGTCAGCCGGCGGTGATGGAGTAGTTACAAGGTCAAGGAGAGACTTCCCATCAACGATCCCATCTGGACGGTAAGGTTTCGCATCCCAAATAGCGCGACGAATCGCTTCAGGGTCATTGGCAGAGAGGGCATCTGACGCATCTTTGTAATCACC